CGTTGACATCGATCGGGTTGTATTCGAGGTAGGGCTGGTTTTTGCGGTTGGCGTCGCGCCAACGGGATTCCAGTCCCTCGAACTGGCCCTTCGCGCCGATGTAGGGCGTCTTGGGCGCAAGTGCCATTTTCTCGGTGATGGTGCTCGACCAGTAGTTGTACATCCTGAGCGAGTCCTTGGCGGGGCGTACCAGTCCCCACAGGCAACGCTTGCCGTCGAACTGCTGCTCGCGTCCGACGACCTCGATGATCGGGATGAATTTCCCCGGCAGGTCGCGCTCGTCCAGAATCTCAAGCCCCGTCATCTTCTTCCACTTGAGCTGCTTCGAGCGCGTGACGCGCTCATCTGTGAAGTTCGGCTTTGCGCCCTGGGACTCGGGCCATGCGTCGTAGTCCGACTTGGTGATCGTGGTCCCGTCCGCGAGGTAGTACAACGTATCGACCTTTTCCTCCAGGCAGTAATACTCGACTACGGTGATCGTCTCGTCGGTGATCCAAAAGCTCATCTGCGACTGCAGCACGTCGAAGTCGCCCGCGTCCGATTTCGCATCGGGGTACAGCTCTTTGAACCTTGCCACAGGCATGTTCTCGATGATGAAGCCTTCTTTTGCGTCGGAGCCATCGGGCATGACGTGGTGCCCGAGATATGTAGAGAACGTGTTCGGGATCGGGCGGATGAAAAGATCCTGGTCGAACGAATCTTCTGCGATGTACTCAGCGACCACGCGCCAGTAGCCGAGGCCGATCTTCGCTGCGGACTCCCCGCCAACGGCGTAGGCGATGTCGGCATTGGACTGGTCCTCGATGTTGCGGATCAGTCCCTTGATGATCTTGGCCGTCTCGGGGTCTGATTTGTCGTCCTGCGGGCGCACGTTGATGCCGGGCTTGCCCTGGCGCATGTCGTTGACGACCTGGACGATGTACTGGTTGATCTTGTCGATGGTGAGGCACGGGCGCGGGCCGTTTTCCATGTCGCCTTCGCGCTCTTTCCTGATTTCCTCGGGCCATTGGTCGAGGGTGCAAAAGCGCAGGTCGTCCATCATCATGTCGCGTTCGGAGTCCTCGAAGTCCACGCACGCCTTGAGCGAGTCGCGGATTTCCGCAATCTTGTCTGACGGTGTGGAGCCTTTCTTTTCCTTGTACTTAGCCATTGGCCTTCTCCCATTCCCGCAGTTTTTCGACTTTTGCGGTGTAGTGGTATCCGTTGTAGGTCGCCATGCCTACGGTGGAGATTGTGGGGACCGTGAAGCGTTCGCAGACGCCTTTATCGTTGAAGATGAAGTTCACGCTGTCTGTCTTGATGTCGCTATGGCCTACTGCAACACCTTTCCTGAACAGCGACTCGTATGGTGATTGTCTTTTGCTCATCCCATCCACGCAGTCTGTATATCCTGGTATGCGTTGAACACGCGCTCGTCGTTTTTCTTTGCTTTTTTGGGCCACACCAGCGTCATGTCGGGTTCTGCGATGCGTGCAAGAGCGTCGAGCATGTCGTCGTGCAGTGCCACTGGGAAGGGGTAGAACTCCTCCTCGATGAAGTCGTGCACGAGGTCGCGTGTGGTTTTTTCCCAGTCGGTCATCATGTGCGTCTCTGGTAGCCACATCTTGCCGTCGGCGAATAGCGGAATGAGGCGTCTGATGCGGTCGAGCTTACCTGCTTTGCCTGCGACCTCGTGTATCTTGAAGCGGTAGTTTTCCGCTTCCATCCTCGTTTTGAAGTGCTCGATGTCGCCCATCATGCCGTAGCGTTCATACCGGACCTGCACGACGGGCTTGCCGCCGATGTCGGAATACTTGCGATGCAGGTCGAAAAGCCGGTCGCCGCGCTGCTTGAGGTTAAGCCTGTCCCTCACTTCGGGGATGATGTAGTAGTTGCCGTCCAGTCCGAGTCCGACTGCCCACATCGCGGTGTAGTCGGATGCTTTTTTCTTGCTGCTTGCCGCGTCAACGAGGATGTACCAGTTCAAGTCCTTGTGGCGGATGCGCTTGAATTTCCTCAGCCACTCCCTTTGGAAGCCCTGGAGCGCGTCCGCTTTCGGGTTGAGGAGGATTTGTGCAGCGTAAGTATAGGGTCCCATATCCCTGCGCTTTTGCGCGTGGATTTCATCTGACCAGAAAACGCTCTCGCCGTCCTCGGTGCCGCCTTCACGACCCGGATGTTCCCTTCGGATGAACGTGCCTCGATCAATGACGGTACGGTAAGTGTCGTTGAAGTGCCAACGAGTACCCACTGCCCGCTTGATTCCCGGCGTAGTTCCAAGGTTGTAGCTCCTCTCCATTTCCTGCAGCGTTTTGGCGATCATCTCCGGCGTGGTCACGGAACCGGCGACCACCACGTCGTCGTATAGGAGCACGCGGAAGTGTTTCGAGGTCGGCTGGCCGTCCACCAACCCCCAGGCTTCCACCGTCGCCTCGTTCGGGTTTGACCTTCGCTTGACGATGATGCCGTCGTCCTCTGACCACTTCGGCGCGGCCCTCGTGTTCTCGCCCCACAGGATGTCGGGGAACGCGGCGTGAAGCGTCTTGTTGGACTCCAACTCGCGCATGATCTGGCGCAGGAACGACTTCGCTATCGGGCGCGTATGGCTGAAGATGCCGATGGTGATGTCGGGGTCTTTCAAGATGTCCTGTAGCACCCCGCCGTAGGTGATGATCGTTGACTTGTAGTGCTCGCGCGCCCACAGGTCAACGTACCCGTCCGGGGCTTTCTCTACCTCCCGGCACCGCGCCAGCGCGAAGCTGTTGAGCATGTCCACCCTGGCGCACACCTGCACCAGCAGGTAGAACCTGTCCACGAGGCACAGCATCCTCACCGCCTCGTTCATCACGCCCTCGGCCCTCGCCTTGGACTCGATGGACGCCCACACCCCGATCAACTCATCCAGATCGCACTCATGCAGGTTCTTCACCTGCCGCTCGGTAAGCTCCATTACACCTCACCCTCCCCAGGCTCACCGTCCGAGCGCGTGTAGGTCAGCGTCCTGCCCGCAACCTTGTCCGACAACCCACCCCTCTTGCCCACATGATCCAGCAAGTCCCCCGCAAACCTCACCAACCCCGCACTCACCACCACGTTCACATCCTTCGTCACCTTCACCGCAGCCCCATACCGATCCCGGTCAAAAAAACTCGCCAGCCTCAACCGGACATCCGCCGCCAACTTCGCAGCAGGAACCTCATCCTTGCCCAACCTCGGATCAGCAAACTCCAACGCCTGCAACGCTAAATCCGCCGCGTGAACCTTCAACGCAGCATCATACAACCCACCATGACACTCCATAAACCACTCGCTAAACCTCCCAACCGGAACACCCCACGCCCTCGCAATCACCTTCAACGAATCACCACCCGCTACACGCGCAAATACCTCCTCCGGAACCCCTGCATCAACCTTCACCGCCTCCAACCTCGCAAGCGGACCATCATCAGGTAACTCGGGCGTGTACCCAGGCGCGTACTTAGGCAGATCGTGGCTCATAGCATGAGCCATATGCCCACAATCCACACACCCGTCAAGGGACCCCACAAAGGGGGGCTATGCGCCAAAACATGCGAAAGGAACAGGGATGGGGACCCCTATCAATGGGGGGGTATCGAGCGTCGACAAGGATGGTACCCCTCCCACCTGGCCGCTCTCCCTTGCGAGCTGGTCCCTAGTGCGAATGCGTCTCACCCCACAATGCACCAGGTCGGTGAATGATCGGCAATTGGTGATTATGTAATATCAGCTTGGCTTATTGGCCCATAGGCTAGCGCGCCTTCTTCGTCATCCGAAGGCGCGCCATTGGCGAACCGGAAGTTTCCGCGCGGTTCGCCATTGCGTGCCCCGTAAGTTCGCCACCATTGGCTTATGGGCCATAGGCTAACGTGCTGGCCAGTGCCGCTTGTGACGCATCGTGACGCATTATCCGGCCACAGCGGGGCATGGAGCCTGGTGACGCATCCGGTGACGCTTGTGACGCATTGTGACGCGTCTGCCAGCCGCCTTCGACGCGCACACATGCGCGCGGGGCTGGGGCTGGCAAATGGGTCACAATGCGTCACATGCGGCACTGTTGAGATTTCGACACTTTTGTCGGGATTTCGACACCATGTTAAGTCGTTGGTTTGATTGGTGTTATAGCGGTTTTTATCTTTTTGTCTGTCGAATTCTCGACACTGTT